CGGTATAGACGGCATCACGCAAGAAGGTCATGATGGTGTATACGGATTTGGCAAATCAAGAACTCTGAGAGATTATGAAAAATATGCAGGTATTCTTTTTGAAAAAAGATCTGTACAGAAGCATACTTTAGAAAAACATAATCCACCAGACCCAACTGAGTATATCAGTGAGAAATTATGGCTCGATAGCTTTAAATCGATTTTTAAGCATTGTATTGATATTAGTTGCAGTCAGTTCGCCGAAGACGATTATGATTTTTGGTCGATTACATTCCACAGCACAAATAACGACGTCCTTTATCGCAGCGATGCCAATATAGATGAAATCGCATTAATGCGAAGAGATCCCGACGGGTATTGTAAAATATGGCGCGAATTTTCAACAGACACAAAACCCGCATATTGGGCTGTTCATCCTCATTCAAAATCAAAAGGATGGTGTAGAAGAATAATAGGTAAATTGTAACTAAAATTGGAAAAGAATTTTGATTTGAATATGTATACCTGCTGTTCTAAATAGCATCATGGATATCGTACAATATGAAGAATATTTAAAAGAAAAAAATATTCATGTCATACCATCTAGCTATTGGGAATCCGACTATCCCAATTCTTTCACGCTCATAAAACCTTTTGACCCCACAGTATTTCAAAAAAATTATAATTCGTCTTATATCGACTCTAAGCACACCTTTAATATTACGTTTTTATTCCAAAAGGAAGAATATTACGACACTAGCGACACTTTGGCGCTGATTAAATATATTTTAAAATCAGGCTTATCTCAAAAATATACAGTCACATTTAAATTCAATTACGATCCGCATCCTAATATTGTAAAAACTATGCCAATTGCTAATATTAGATATATTGGCAAGCTTCCGACAGAGGAATATTATGGACTGTTACAAAATAGTCATTTAATTTGTTCTAATCATCGTACTAATTATTCTGGTAGGTATCTAGCAGAAGCCGCTATGTTTTCTGTGCCGATTTTATCATCCCCTTCTGGAGGCAGTATGCAATTTTTGACTGACGACAATAGCTTGTTTTTCAAGACCAAGAATATGGATGGTCCTGAAAATTTTGTGCCTTGTGAAGAATGTTACGCAGGATTGTTTGGCGTTGTTGAGAAAAATTATAATAACCTGATTCGATTCGCTTATAGGTGTCGTGCGGTGGTTTCGCGATTATATTCGCAGTCATATTACACAGACACCCTAAAATATATTCAGGAGGCAACAGAATTATGAAATATATATTTTTCGGATTACCAACTTACATGTCCGACCGAATATTAAACATATTTGGATCACTAAGCAATGTGGCTAGTTCTACTAATATTATTGGTACTCCGGCAGAATCATTAGATGTTGGTACTGTTATCAATATCAAAGAGAGAATCAAAGCATCTCCGCATACAGCAGTATATCTACCAGCATATCCTCTCAATATGTTGCCTGTGTTTTCAAAGTTGCCTCCTGGAGATTTTCGATATACATTGATTTATTTGAAATATAGCATTTATGATTATATTCTATACAAGACCATTGAATCAATGCAAAGTGCATCTTTGTCTCTTCAGGATATTAATCGGTTTATTTTGACGAATGATTCGCATGTAAGAAGTTGGAAATCTCAATTCGAACAAGCAAGCAGAACTGGTGTTTTTGATTTGTCGTTTGCTCTTCAATTTGATGTAGCGAGATACGTTAAAGATCCATCCAAATACATTAAGGAATTTACGGATGTATCGGAATCTGTTATTAGTGGATCTGTGGCAAACAATAAAATTGATAATCCTCTTTATCTGAATAGATATAATGTACCTGAACACTATTATAACTCGACCAAAGACATCATGCTTGGTGATAATACATTACAACATATACTAGAACTCTAATGCCTCTTACTATTCCAAAATTTCAACGTAACGCAGACGCCATCGTGGCATATGTCCAACAACCGCATATAGCAGAACTTTTTAGACCAAGAGAAGGTCATCTTTCTCACGGAGATACCTATGGCCATAGCTCACGATTCTCTAGTCTTCTAAGTGAAGACATGCCAAAAGAATTAGTTAATTTAATCTTTTCAGGGGGCGGATGGGATGAAGACCTGAAGGACTTCTATCAGTTTATTCAAATTCAACGTTACATGCCGGGCGATTATATTGCACCACACCAAGACAAGTATGCAATTAAAAAATTGCATCTCGTATGCCTTACCACAAGTCAAAGTAACGGATTCTACGTCTTTGAGGACGATCGTTTGCACCGCATAGACGACGAAGCGGGTGCAAAAATCGAATTTGAATACGACGCCGTGCACTTTGTACCCACTTGCAATTATGAAAGATATTCATTAGTTATAGCCGAATAAAGATTATGGATAATAACTTATACGCCCTTTTCAATAAAACAAATAAAAAATTTGTATGCTTTTCTATTGGTAGTGAAAATTTGCCACCCGGCTCATTATATCGAAAGATTGAAATAGAGGGAGGCTTTAATCTAGACGCATACGAATGGATAGGAGATTATGATGATGGCCAATTTGTAGACAAAAGCCAACAGCCGTTTAAGATATCGGAAGTCGATTTGCAAAAGCAAATGTATGATGTCTTTTTCCGAAAATTCGAACCAGTATACGTATTGATGAATATTATCAACACCTTACTGATCCAATACGAAAAAGACCAATTGCCTTGGGTGGATGAGCCAATGGAAGAAATGTTGCAATTTTACCGAAAGCTCCTTATTAGAACAGAAACGGATGCTAAGTTTTACCAGAATTCAAAATTCCATACATATGTAACTAAGCAGCAGATAGAGGATGACTTCCAGTCTCGTTTGGAGAACTGATGAAAAAATACGCACAATTCAAACAAGGAGTATATAAACCACTTAACAGGGCGAAGTGCACAAACTCTGGTAATATTATCTACCGTAGTTTTCTGGAAAGAAAATTTATGATCTGGTGTGATAAGAACGCCAATGTCATTGAATGGGGCTCTGAGAATGTGATAGTCCCGTACGTTTCTCCTATTGATAATGCAGTTCATCGTTATATCGTCGATATGTACGTTAAAGTCCGCGAACGCGATAAGATCTGCAAATACCTCATTGAAATCAAGCCTTATAAGCAAACCATTCAGCCTACTATTACTAAAAAGAAAAAAGAATCAACTATCATTCATGAGCATGCAACATGGGTGGTAAACAATGCCAAATGGGAAGCAGCAAAAGGCTTTGCAAACAAGTACGGCATGAAATTTATTATCATCACAGATAAAGATTTGGATAATACGTGTAAGTAATTTTACATGTCCAAGAAAAAGCGACTTCGGCACCCCGAAGAAACTGATGAGCTTGCCAGAGTATATTTTGGCAGGGAAATTGACGGTCTAAATTTTAAAATCTATTGCAAATTTGATTTCAACGAAACACACAAAAGATTTTTACAGCTATTAGACGATGTAGACACAAAAATGGTCATGGTAGATGGCCCCGCTGGATCAGGTAAAACATATCTATCTGTTCTTGCAGGACTAAAGCACCTATCACAGAGACACTTCGAAAAAATTGTATATATTCGAAGCATAGCAGAATCCGCAGCGAAAAGTATTGGATCATTGCCTGGTGAATTGGATGAAAAATTCAAACCATGGTCAATTCCGTTAATGGAAAAATTATCAGAGCTAATTGATCGCACTACTATCGCAAATTTAATGGAAGACAATAGAATCGAGTGTGTTCCTGTTAACTTTGTAAGAGGCATGACATTCCACGATAGCTTTGTCATTATTGACGAAGCTCAGAATCTTGACTTCAAAGAATTGACCAGTTGTTTAACACGATTTGGTAACAACACTCAATATGTTGTTATTGGAGATGCCAAGCAAGCCGACATCGGCGAGCGTTCTGGATTTACACGTGCTACAAAGGCTTTTGCTGATGTTGAATGTATCGAAAACGGTATTTATTCGTTCAAATTTACTGAGGATGATATTGTTCGTTCTGCAATCCTTAAACTCATAGCACGCAAGCTAGGAGCTGTATAATAACGCAATGATGGCACGATAACCTAGCTAAAGTTATCGTGCCATCCTATAGTTATCGTTCTGTATTATTTGTCGTATTTCACTTTATAGTGAGATACTAGCATTTCATAGAATCTTTCATTTGGGTTTGCGATAGACTGGCCTGCGTGTTCGTATTTGGTTCTTGAATGTGGTTTATACAAATAAGATAGCCATTGATATCCTAAACACTCTTCGCAGAACTTTGCAATCGCGCATGAATTATACTCGCCACTATGGCAGTCGATAATAATATTTTTCTTTGCATTTGCAATAAAATTGATAATTGCATCAACACATTGCAGTTCATGAGAGTCTTCTTTTAGCACCACAGACAGTTTAGGATACTGATCCAATATATTGTTTGCGGTAATTGTATCAAGTGTAGCATCTTGGATAGATATCCATGAATAATTAATAACATTCAGGCTCCACTTTTCGGCTACCTTTCTTGATATGTTTAGTACCTTTGGAGGCGGCTTGATCATGTGTCATTTTAAAGTATTGCGGTCTAAAGAAAGATCGTAATTTTTATCACACAGCAATGAATTTTTTAAGTCATCTCCATTAATTTCGAATTCTTTTTTATTATCCTCAACGAAAACTAACATATTGCCTTTTTCTTTTTTGCGAACGTAGCTATATATTGTCTTTTTATTGTCTTTTCGGATTGAAAGATAGTATTTTGGAGATTTCATTACAGGGCGATTTTCTTTAAACGGGACTTATCAATAGTACTATTCCGACTACCGATTTGGTATGTAGTAAGATTTTGTTCCTGTGGAGCTGATTGTGATAGAGTTGGGTCGAGATATTCGACTAACCAAGAACCGATTGGATTTTTCTTGCTAGCAAAAATCTTTTCATAGCCCAAACTCGAAAGTCGGTTATTCGCCAACCATTCGATATATTGGTGTACATTCTCCTCATTGAATCCAATCAAACTGCCCTTTGAGAACAAATAGCTAGCCCAATCCTTTTCACATTGAACTGCCGTTTTATACATCTCATAAACCAAGTCAGTATTCTTTTCTACTAGGTCTTGGAAACCTTCATCTGGATTGGTCTTCCAAAGCTTGATGATGTTTTGCGTAATTGCAACGTGAAGCGATTCATCTTTATTGATCAGGCGAATAATTTTCGCCATTTGAGGTGCCTTTCCTTGTTTGCCAAACCAGAAGGAGAACAGGAACGATACATGAAAATTAAGTCCTTCTGCAATCTGCGTTGACAAAACAGTCTTAAAGATTTGCTCTTGAACATTTCTATCCGAATCTTTGGTGCCTAAAAGATCATCAAATGCTTTAGTTACTTCGACAGATCTCTTATTGATTTCTTCATTGACTACGATTGAGTCAAAAAATTCCTCTGGCTTCTTGGTAAGGCCTTTAAGCGCATGCGTATAAGATTCACTATGAAGAACTTCACAGAATTGCCAATACGAACAGGCTGCTTCCAATTCAGGTAGCGTAATGTATTTGGTAATTTCATTAATGCCTCTGCTCAGCACTGAGTCTGTTGCCGTTTGCCACATTAGATTATTCTCAAAGATCCATTTCTCTGTAGCACTCATTGTGTCAATTTTCGACGCTTCGCCAGAAAAATCAATCTCCTCTGGATTCCAGAATGCAGACTTTTGATCTTGATATAAATCATAAAATTTCTTATACTTGAAAACATCGAACCGTTGTAGGTTGAGTTCAGGTCCTAAGAACATTTTACGTTCATGTGGTGGAATATTAGATTTGTTGTATACGCTTTTCATAGTGAGCAAAATCCGGTAGCACATCCAGAATCGTCCGAAGACTCGGCTTTTTCTGATGTATCATTTTCTGAGACTTCTTCCGCAGCAAGACTTGTGTCTGCTGAGACTATTTGTTTGTTCTTCGCATAATAAAGAGTCTTCAGACCGTATTTGTATGATAAAAGAATATCATACGCAACGTCTGTAGTTTCAAGTTTATTATTCTCATAATTGCCGTAGTTGTAGTAATGATTGGTACTAGCGGCCATGCACAGCCATTTCGTAATAGCTGCAGCACATTTGATAATTCCTTCATTTGTACAATCATACGCCGATTTATAATACTTACCGTATTTCTTTGCACCTGGTGCAATCCATGCCGCACTTCCTTGACGATCATCTTTGAATTGGAAGAGACTGACAATTGGTTCCATACCATTAGTCGAATTCTGGGTTAAAGAACTATTGTGCGATATAATCTTGCTTTTTCCCGAGTCGATTACATAAGAATGGACATTTGGAGATTCTACGTCGTACGTTGGACAAATTTCGTTAGATTTTGTTATTCTGTTGATTTTCATATTCGTTATATATTTTATACAATTCGTCAATACTGATGCTTGACTTGCTTTGTTTTGAACAATTTTTTGATCTCTCTAAAATTTCTAAATTGACAACAGACCCAATCACTCTCGGTGATATGTCGTTTATATATCCTTGCTTCTGTGAATATCGATGGTCTACATGATATTCCTTGCTTCTTTTTTCAAAAAGTACTTCATTATCATTGATTGATTGGGATGTCCAAAATCCTACTTCCATTTTGTATTTCTTCCAGTCATCTAATTTGTCAAGAGTTAGCCACACACCTTTTTTTTCCATTGTCTCTCTTAACTTATTATTAATCTCTTGATGATGTGCAAGCCATTCATCACCAAATATGCGTTGGAGATTGGTTGGGTTTCTTGTGTTGTTGAATATACGTTTGGCATTTATTTTTTCCAAAATAATATCAATATCCTCATCCGTATACCCTTTGTCGTAATATACAGAGCTCAGTAGCCCACACTTTTGAAAATAGTATTCTCGTGCTAATTTACTAGCTTCCTCTTCGGTGCAATCTTGTCTTGACAAATAATACTCTTTGCACCATTTGGATTTGCGGCGCATGTAATTACTATATTCACATTTCCATGTATGTGGATATTTTTGTTTATACTCATTCAATATATTAACTGAGGATTTCTTGCTTGACAACTGAAATTTTTTAAATAATGCTTCGCCTTTTTCTTTGCCGTGTCTCGCACAAAACCCTTCTAAAGATGTAGTCTTTTGAGATTTTAAATTGGCTATTTTTAATTCCGCTTCAATTAATGTAATACCGAATTTGAGAGATGCTGTGAGTGGATCATACATAACCGGAATTTTGTTTTGAAGACAATATTTGACTCGGGTATTCCATTTGTAAAATCCATCTTTTGACCATTTGTCTTTTATCGCCATTGCGAAAACTTTTATAGTTTTGCCTTGAAATCCCTCGCCATATAATTCATCTACATCTTTTTTGGCATTTATATTCGATGAAAATGCATTTAAAAAATCGATAATACTACTCTTTAGATTAGAACGTTTAGTTGCCATAATGCGTATAGATTTTACTTATCGCATTATGGCAACTAAATTGGGTAGATTATTCGATTTCCATAATTTCTTCGTCAACTGAAAGTTCTTCCACTGTCTTCCACCCATCCTTGGTCAGGAATCTATGATCTTTAGTCGCTTTGATAATATCACCATTTTCAAGCTCAATATCAAATACTTCGCTAGTGCCATTGTAATAAATTCTATTCGTCTCAACCGGCCCGTCTTTTGTTTCGAGTGTAATAGTTTTATCAGACTCATGCCAGCCTTTCATATCATGCATTTCAATATTCTTCCACGAAAACCCAAGTTGTTCGCAAATTTCATGGAAGTTCATAGGTTTGCCATCAACAAAGACTTTGGTATCCCATTTTAGGCACTTTTCGCACGGCATCTGTGAGGAGACCGTCATGTTTCTCATGCCGTCACGACGAATATTTGACATCAGGGCATCCCAGTCCATTGAAGGCTTTCTGGTAATAAATTCATCCACATCCTTCTTGTATAGATCAAGCTTGGAATATCCTTGAGCGTATTTGGATTTAGACCAGTCAGGCGCTGGTCCCTTTTCTTTGGCAAGCAACCAAGATGCCTCCATTAGGTAATATTGCTGGCGTTCCATGAACTCATCGATAGCATTAGGTGCTTCTGGTGAATCATGATTCAAGCCTTGTGTCGCTAACCATCCTGCTAGATTAGTAATGCCAATACCAAGCGATCTTTTATTCTTAGTGAATCTTTCGGCAGCAGGTGCAAAGTATAATTGGCGATCTACCATATCATCTAGCATGCGTACGGCCTGATGGCATACCTCACGGTGTTCATTTGCCGATCTGATATTGAGCATATTGACCGCCGCAAGCAAACACGTACCAATTTCACCATTAGGATCATCTAGGGATTGACATGGTTTCGTTGGTTGTAGGATTTCTACACAAAGATTCGTCATGTTGACACGCTCAGTCCATGGAGAAAAATCATTAGCAAGATCGATATTAAGAATATAAATTCTGTTCGTTTCGATTCTTTCTTTGATCAAAGAATCAAAGATATCATCTGCAGGAATAGACTTTTTAAATTTAATCTCTGGGTTTGCTTCTGCCTTGAGATAAAGCTCGTCAAATTCAGGCATACCAAACGAATCAAATAATTCAGGAACCTCATGATTCGAGAATAGAGTAATGTTTCCGCCTTCATTCCAGCGTTCATAGAAGATTTTAGAAATACCAATTACATAGTCAAGATGTCTTACACGATTATATTCGGTACCACCAACATTTCGCAATTGGAGAATAGATTCAATCTCCCAATGGAAAATAGGTGCATTGGCTGTACCGGCACCACGTCTAGCACCACCTTGTTGCTGAGACTTGATCGCATCTTGGAACACTTTGAGATATGGAATAACCCCACCATGAATAGTCTCGCCATTCTTAACAGGAGACCCAACACCACGAATCTTGCCGAAATCTAATCCAATGCCATATCCATAACTGGTAGCCCTCGCCATAATATGCGCAGACGAAAAGATCGAGTCTGCCGTATCATCGACTTGAATCAAGCAACAAGATGCACCTGTCTTAACGGGGGTTCTCCATCTTGTAAGCATTGGTGTTGGTATATTCAAACGACGCTCAGATACATCGTCATAGAATTGGCGGATATATTGAATCCGTTTCTTGGATTCATAATTTGCATAGTGAGACATACCAATACACATGAACGCAAATTGAGGAGTCTCATATACTTTATGATTGACTCGATCTTGAACTAAGCCAGTGCGCACGAGATGCTTCATGCCAGCAAAATCGAACATAGTCTCGTCTCTTTCGTGGTCAATATAACTGCCAATCTTATTGATCTCTTCTTCACTGAACTTGTTAATTAGCTCATCTGTATAGACTCCGAGGTCTACACATTTCTTGATGTGGTCATATAGTCTTGGTGGTGTATTACCACCCCACACTTCTTTACGAAGGCCATATACCAAAAGCCGTGCGGCTACAATTGAATAATTTGGATTTTCTAAAGAAATAAGATCTTCTGCTGACTTAACCAATGAGTCTTGAATTTCCGCTGAGGTGATGCCATCGTAGAAGTTAATCTTGGCATTCATAAGAATATCAATTGCTGATGCTCCTGCTACGCCTTTTGTTGCATGGTAGACCATTCTATTGGCCTTTTCTGCATCGAAAATTTCTGTATCTCCTGTCCGTTTTTTGACTAAAATGTCTTTCATGTAATGTTTATCGAGCATACGTTTTAGTATTTAGATTCTTATAATGGCTGAATCTATACTATTCGTTTATTTATTTTTATATTAATCTTCGTCTTCAATATCGACCGAAATCGTCTCATCTTCGAGAATGATTTCCTGGATTTTATCAAACAGGATCATCTCTGCTTTTTCGCTGTCGATGGGATTATCCGTCATAGATACCACAGTCTTAATCAGGTATGCGATGGCAACTGCACACTCTTCGATAGTTGTGTCTTTGCAAATTTTGACATCAAATGCTTCGTCGTCGCCAGACAATTGAACGAGAAATAATACATTTGAATCATTCGATGATTTCTTTACACTCATATCGATAATATGATATTGTGTGTATGCAAAATCAAGAAATGTATTGAATTAAAATGGCATTACATCGACATCTTTTTTTGCCGCGTACTGATCTATTAGAGCTCGTTCTGCTTGTGCGTCTGCACTTATCTTGTAAATAATCTGGACTGCATTTTGAACCTCTTTTAGCATATAGTCATTGATTATATTAAGTTCAATGTTTGTAACGTCTTCACTCTCCTCGTTATCCAAAAGACCAGAATCAATTAATCCTTGTGCCCACGACTTTGCCAGGGCGTCGGCGATTTCTGGTATGTCTTTGGTACTAAACATAGACAGATATTTTTTGAAGAGATAGAAAACAAGATAATTTGTTATATCCTCTCTAAATATTGACTTAATGTCTGAATCAAATTGGAAATCATCATTCATGGCAGTTTGAGATTCAAATGATTCAAGACGGCCAAAAGATGAGTCGCTTCATAAACCGCGTCAAAGAGTGCGTGGTGCAGTGGATGTTTTTCTGATCTTTCTTTTCGGAATTTGTTGTCAGGATCAAATTGAAGAATGGTTCTTACACATCTCTCTTTATTATATGGCCACGGTGATCTTTTGCCACAAAGCTTAAAGCTATCTTCGAGAATCGAGCAATCAAATGAAGGGCCGTGTCCCCAGATATAACTATTTGGCACTTTTCGAAACCACTCCTCGAATTTGGTAGTTGCGATGTCTAGTGTGACTGGATCAACAAGCAGCGCTTTTTGTATATTTTCTGGTTGTTTTTTCCACCAGTTCATTGTATTCACTTCAGTAGTAGCCCCTTTCTGAACCGAATCCAAAGGATCGACATTGGTATAGAATGTATCATACATTCCATTGCTATCAAATCTAACAGCACCTATAGAAATAATCGCTGCGTTGTGTTGTGTTGATAGCGTTTCGAGGTCTACTAAAACGTGATTTCTCATTTATATATCTAGGTTTGTTGATCTTTATTATCAACGAAGCGATCATATTTTTCAACAATAGATTTTTTAATTTCCTCACCATCTGCATTAACTGGCACCTTTGCCAATTTTCCCATAACAACTTCTGCAATAGAATGCTGGAGGTGATAATGAACGGGCTTGTTGTTATTGATAATTGCCAAAAGTAGGCAATGCTCGTCATCGGATAATTGCCTGATAAAATCAGTATGAAATGTCATATATTCTATTTGATTGGTTGTTTTTTAATTCTGTTTCAAAGTGATGTAATTTATTAAGGACGTTATCTTTGAATCTTGACATTGCTGCTGCAAAAGCTATAATAATGATGGCAACTAAACCATACCCTAGAAAGTCGTAATAACCAAATGAAAATGAGGACATATAAAATTATTTACAACAAGATGGAAGTCCTTTTGTTCTTATTTGGTGTAGTTTCGTCTCTCTATCAATCTGTATCTTTTGTCTGAATGCCACACCTCTCCTTCTGTCTGAACTTCGTAGATTCCTTCTGTGGTTGGGATCTGAGTGCCTTTGATCGGTGTCAGAATCGATGGTTGGTAAATTTTAAGAGGTGTTACCGATGGCATGCTTTCCTGCTGCGAGTGTTTACACGCCAGTAGTTGTATTGCCAGTGCTATTAGGATTATCTTTGTTTTCATTCTTTTTTGGCGTAAAGTATTCACTCATATCTGTCATGAACCTTTGCTCCGATAGGAGATAGGAATATATTAAATCTGCCATATCCGATGAGTCGGTTGTTTTTTGACCCCGAAGCATTTCGATTTGATCGGCATATTCTTTTTGCTTCTCTCTAGATTTAGAATGGATTTCATAGTAATAATACTTGCCCTTCCATTCTAAAAATAGAATAGTCGCATCCAGAAGTCTTTTGATGATCTCTATCACTTTTCTTTACCAGTTTCTTTGGCGTGTAGAATGTTAAGTGCAAGAAAATCAATTACTTTGTATATTTTGGCAAGACCAGTTCCTTCTTTTGGTGTTGGAATGATGGCAGCAAGCGCAGAAGCAAATGTCACCAATGCCGAAAATACTTGGAAATATTGATTGTTGATTAGCGGTTTAAGTAGTTCTTCCATGAATCTACTTACCTGTAGCATGTGCATTTTCGCTAATATTCATCAAAAGTGCAGTTTGCAGGATTGATGTTCTAATTGGTGTCAAAGATATACCATGATCGAGAGCGCATTGACTATCTAACGCACAATTTGCTCTTGGAATTGGGTCCATCTTTTTATATTCTTCCAATGTCATATATTGCTTTTTGGGAATTTTATCTCCCATAGCAGAAGTCAATATGTCTATAATTTGTTTCGTTGTGATGTAACCCGGTTGTGTTAAATTGAATGTTTTACGGCTCGTTTGCAAGCTGAATGTCTTGTAAGCTGCACGCACGAACTCGTATAAATCAGTATAAGAATTCGTTGTATTGATTAATTTTTTAAAGAGGATGAATTTGCTGATAACGTTTTTTGGATGCGGTACTGAATTAAATGGGAGCCTCATTCTCCATATCAGCGCATCTGTATTTTTGAGCAATTTTTCACCAAGAGCCTTTGTTCCACTATACCAAGACGAGTTAGCATCATCAAAACAAAAGTTAGGTTCGTCTCTTTCGTTGTATAATTTCGTAGGTGATTCACCGATATCACACCGAGGATCGCTGTATATGCATCCCGTAGAAACATGCCCGAATTTGACATTGAGACTATCACATATTTCAGCTATTCTTAGAGGCATGAATGCATTAGCTTCGATGCATTCTGTTTTTGCATCAGGCAATTCACAAGCAGCGATGTTTGGAGATCCAGTGTACGCTGCGCAGTTAATCACTCTTTCTATGCCATTTTCAAGAAGATATTTTCTAAACTCTTCTTTGACTATAGGATGTCTGGCTGAATAGGTTTTGAGCTCTGGGGTTAAATCACTCAAATAACGGGCAAAAGCACTTCCAACATAACCATTAGAACCCAACAACAACGTCATGGTTTGACGCTGCCTCCTGGTTCATTCATGTCTTTTTTATTTTTTGAAGACCAATTAATCAAATCCCAGCCGTTGCTAAACTTTTTAGGATTTTCTCCTTTACGTCGCTTTGGTCCTTTGCCTGCTTGAAATTTGCTCATATGTTATATTACTAACGTCTCAAAATGAAATCAATGATTAATTGGGGCTTTTCGAAGAATTTTTTGAAAATCAAAATCACTCCTTCAATTACCTCGGGGCTTACAACCCCAACTATGCCGTAAATTAATGCTTTAGTAAAGCTACTGAAATCTGATTGCTCGAGTATGAACCATGAAATGCTACTTGAAATTCCAGCGGCAAGGATTTTTCTCACATAAGAACCGATGCTATACTTTGCATTGCTGTGTAAGATTCTAGCCAGCATACCACCGGCTCCTATGAGAGAAACAATCCAACCGCCTTCGGCGAATCGATCAACAATAGTTTTTTCTGTATCCATTTTATTATCAATACTTATTTAAGGTATTGATAACTATTTGGCTCGCCATATCAATTATCGTAAATATTGATCACATTGTGCAGGAGTTGTGGTCCGTTGATGAACATTTCGCCAGCAACCTTATTAAGACCCAACGCGGTATTGGTGCCAATTTCATCTCGGTGATGGCTCGAGAGAGCCGTAGCCAAATTGAAGACATCGTAGTTATTGACTTTCGTATAAACCAAACGCTGTTGCTTTGCTGGCATTTCGCTAAGATCGATACCACGATTCTTATGTTCGATGATAGTATCGAGATACCAATCAGGCATCAGGACATCTTGTTGGTCTGTAGTCAATACATCAGCAACTGCTTCCATTTCGTAGAATGATGCACGATGGTTCTTCATCTTTTCTACCCGCGGGGCAATCAAAGAAGATGCATTGTTTTCTTTGATGAAGTTAAGGAACTGACGCCCAACATTCTTTGTTTTATGGGCTTGGCGGTAAACAAGATTCTCACGAGTTGTCATCCCATTCGTGCACAGCAAACGGAGGAAATAATTTGAATATTTCTGTGATACGAGACCGATCTGAGTAGTCACACCAAATTTCCAAAGATCACCATCACCACAATTGATTTCATCAGATCCAGTAGTGTCAATGAAGAAGGTTGCATTCTCTGGACTGAAATAGGCACGGCTAATGCTATTTTCAGAGGCGATGATGCTATTCACCAAATCATCAATACGATCATCGTAGTCTAGCTGGGTCGCTTCAGATGGTCCGTCTTTGATCACACAGGTAATATTCTCTTTCTTGTCCGCAATATAACCAAACCGCTTGTTGCGATCGATGGTCTGCAGAGCCTCTTGCAACGGCTTCCAATTTTGATCTGGTTCCTTGAGCACACCATTAGTAAGGCGAGCTCGAAGGCCAATCACATCCATGAGATCGTTGAACTGTGTCGTATTGATCTTATTGTCGTGGATGTAAACGCCATCTTTGCTGCAATTAAGATCTGCCGCACTGAATGGCCGAACGTTGTAGGATTTGATTTCTGATTTGAGGTCGTCGATGATTTGCATGTTTTAATATCGCCGCTGGCGTGTACGCAATCAACTCAATTCTCAATCAGCACATACGTAAATGTTTCTTTTGCAAAGTCTTGTCCATATAAGCGGATCGCTTCTGTTTTGGCCGCATTATAGAACGCAGTCCATTGGCTAGGTGGAAATGTTTGACATCCTTCGGATGACGTTCCATTAATACCTCCCCTATGAATGTTGATTCCAAACCATCCAGTGTCCAATACACCACCATCTCTTTTAACTGTTACCTCACCCCTGCGTTGGCAGATCGCTGGATGTGGTCTACTTCCATTGTGTGTATCAAAGGCATATACAGGCCACACCCCTGGTTGCAGCACAGCAATCCCTTTACGTGTGCGTGTTTGCTTGCGATAGACTGATGGGTCAGTATTTGCGTTGTATGAAGCAAATACATTAGGAGAAATGATGAAAATAGCATCATCATAGATTCCTCGATCGTTTGATAATGGATTACCCATAGTCTTCTTATAGTAACCTCGAACTCCGCAAAACCACAGATTATCTCCTGGTTTGAAGTCTGGATACTTTGCAGCTACTTGGCTTAGTAGCTCTTCCTTCGTGATTTGAGGTCTGCTTGCTGGTATAAATGGCATGTAAAATACTTATGCCACAAATAGAAGGATATAAGTGTATGAAGTAAAATGGTGGCTATAACAGGACTCGAACCTGCAAAACTTGCATCCTCAATGCAATACGTTTACCAATTACGTCATATAGCCATGAAATGGTAGGAGCGACAGGATTCGAACCTGTGATGATTGCCAGTGTGTAAAACTGGTGCGTTCGGCCGCTACGCTAACACTCCCATAAAAAGTACCCGCAGAGGGATTCGAACCCCCAACCTCTTGATCCTAAGTCAAGTGCCTCTACCGATTGGGCTATGCGGGCATATGTAAATTGTCGAGACCTGATCCATCGTGTGCACTCGAACACACCTCCCGCACCGATTAACTGCGGTGTTCAACCTATAAACTTCGAAATGGGGGTCTCAGTTAGTCTTTAGTATCTTTCGAACGATACCATTAACTATTCGCGAATTGGTTCCCTGGGATGGAATTGCACCATCTTCGTTCGCTTCACAGGCGAAGACATTAACTAAATATGCTACACAGGGCATGGTAGCCACGATGGGACTCGAACCCATAGAAAACAGTTTTTGAGACCGTCACGTTTACCAATTACATCACGTGGCTATATGGAAAATGGTACCCAGTAGAGGAATCGAACCTCTATTCGCGGTTTAGAAGACCGCTGTCCTATCCGTTGAACGAACTGGGCATATGGTGGGCAGTAGAGGAATCGAACCCCTGTCTCAACGTCCGTAGCGTTGCGTACTATCCGTTATACGAACCACCCAAATTAACGAGGCCGTCTCTCCGGCTGTCACGCACTTTACCAGGTGGCGTTCGCCTATTCAGATCAGTATAATCAGAACTTAAACCCAACACCTGCTCGAATTGCAACGACGCCATCCTTGGCATCATTCTCTACAAGGAAATTGTAGGTTGCATCTGCAAACAGATTGAGGGTATTAGTAAGACTATAACTTAGACCGCCACCGGTTCGTACGGTCCATTGATCTGTATCGAATTCATAAGCACCGCCCGCCAAGCCATATACAGAAAGCTTCTCTCCTACGGGGACGTAATAGAGAAGATTACCACCTACGGTATAAAGGTCATCTGCTACACCAACAGTAAGTTCTGCTTTCAGATCGCCTACAACTGGAGCTTCAAGACTCAAACCTCCACCGACTGTTTCATCACCATTGTCAAGGACCACAGTTGTGAATGCCTTTGAAACCCATCCTGTGGATCCAACTTCTGGTGTAGCAGGGGTTGGAGGTGTTACAGGAGAGCCTGCAAATGCCATTTGTGTTGCGAGTGCCATTACTAGTGATAGTAGTTTTGTTTTCATAATTTGATTTTGTTGAAGATGTTATCTTCGTTTATATTATACTTTGTGGTGTGTGTTAAATCAACATCTTATTGTTTGTTTTTTAAAAATCAAAAGAAATTAATGCCTCTTTCTTTTCATCATAACTGCTACCCCCGCTGCTGTCATCAGGACTCCTGGGTTCGTTGGTTCGGGTGCGCTAATATGTTGCCCATAGCAATCCCATTGATTTCCATTCCGCACACAAATACCATCAGGCCCGTCAGAACCTAATGTATTTAATCGAAAAGAATTTTGCCCATTAACTCCCTGCACTAAAAGGAACCCGATGCTTAAAATTAGTGCCATGTTGAATTTGCTTTTACACCAAATATAGAATTTAGTAGGAGCTACCATCAAAGAAGTGCGTTGGGGCTCTTCTTGTTTAGATTGATTGTTTGTAGTGGTTGTATGTATAGTGTGCATGTTTTAAAATTGGAGGATGGCTTGAGAATCGCACTCAACAACAAACGTTTTGCAGACGTAGCCCTTCACTAGCCGGGTCGCCATCCAAATTGTGCGGTTCTCTCCCGCAGTCACTAGTTGAACTGATGTTGGATATCCTCGACATGCGTCCGTCTAGTCGTCCATGCCAAATTTAAATTAGTAGCTCAATACGTATCTGATAGTCACCCTCTCACCAGGAATCTCGAAGCTTGAGACGTGTTCTGGAGGATCTCCATCTTCGCCTTCCAATTCGATGTCATCTGTACCGTTATAACCTTCAAGGTCATCATACAAGTCAGAGATAGCTGATTCGATATATGACGGAAGATAACGCGAATTGTCTTCTTCTGGATTGATGTATCTTCGCCCTCGTTTAATATATGCATCATATTCAACTACAGTCTTGTCACCTGAAGGTCGTGTATATACACCCCCGGGAGTTAATGCTATTGCACCATTTCGATCATATCGTTTGAGAATGTTTTCAAATGCTTGAATTGCTTTGGATGTCTTCGCTGGTGCAGTTAGTTCTGCTTCGATAAAAATCGAATATTCTTCAGAGTCGGATGCATTTGATGCGATTTGATCTGCGTACGCTTCACAGATGAGAGATTGGTCGTTAGTGGGCATAAGAGTATTTAAGGTTAAGTAAGTTGATGTTCTGCAAGTTTGGTACAAAAATCCTTGATTGCTTTGTTATATAGTTCCCTGAATGTATCTTCTCCAATATCTCCTTCAACAAGATAATCGATATGATGTACTATATCTGCAGCAGTATCTAATATAATCATTGCTACTTCAAACTTATCTAAAATATCAGTAGGATACTTCCGAGCCTGCCTGAATTCATTTGGAACTTCATTGCTATTAATAAGGGACATGATTTCCCTCGAAATGTCAGTCAATCGAAATTGATTGTAATCAAAATGCCCTCCACTCATATTTTAGAAATCAATGATTGCATCGAGTGCGATAACCAATGCTTTGATAATCAATGCAAAGTACAATATAACTAAAAATCCAATGCTTGTGAAATAAATCAATTTTGGTATTGTAGTGATAATTGAGTCTATATCCATTATGTTGATTTGGTTGATTTGGTTGAATGTGGTGCGGTAGACAGGACTCGAACCTGCAACATTCTGAGTGGAAGTCAGACGCCCTACCAATTGAGCTACTACCGCGTAAACAATTATACAACGGGGCTGTTAGCCTATCAAGTCTTTTGTTGATGCTCTTGCGTAAAATGTGAACGTAATCGGAATTAGTTTCCATGTGTCGAGTACTTTTATAATCGGTCTCGTTTCACAATATCCGTCCCACCCCTCGACTACTTCAAATTCATCAGTTTCTTCCATGTCATATTCTTTCTTGCGAAGAATGAAAGAACCCGATTCTTCGTCATAAGATATTGCTTTGTTGTATTCTTCCAGAAACCACAGATCAGCATCAACATACAGAGTGTTTGTGCCTTTAAAAAATTTAAGAAGGTTTTGTTTGAATCTACACTCCCGAACATCAGTACAGTCAGGATGCTTGTATTTTACTATAAACCTTGGATCTGATAATAGTTTATGGAAATGATTAAAAGATATATTCATACTTAGAATCCTTCATATCTTACGATTTTCATTTTACCAAATCTAGGAATCCCCTGTGCAGTCTTTCCTTGGTATTTTACTGTGGCTAGCATCCCTTTGACTTTTTCGCGGTCATTAAATAAGCCACGTGCATATTCTTCGTTGCCAATAACTCCAGTAGAAAAAGCTCTACCGTCTTCAAGAGCCAATACTGCTTCTGTGGCTAGTCCGGTGCGATTACCTTGACCTTCTTTGATTTCGACAATATTGAATTCTTCGTCTTGGAATTGTTTGAGTTTCAGAAGTCCTTTCGATCTTTTATTCTCATAGATAGATGTAGTATCACGAATCATGATACCTTCATATCCATCTTCCACACACTCACTTTCATACTCCGCAATAGCATCGCTGCCATTTACGAACAATGTAGTAACCATGTTTATATGCTCATTATTACAAAGCCGTAATTGCTTTGTAACCAATTGCCAATTTCTTTCGTCGAAAGTTAGTTGTCGGTTATTTAGATCAACAAGATCATAAACATGATATTGAATATCTTTGCATTCCGCAGTGTGTTCAATTTGACGAACTAACCCCGAAATCTTTTCAAACGGAATGGTATGATTGTAAAGCTCACCATCTAGAATAAAAGATTGATTTTCTTTGAATAAATCTTCAAGAGCATTTTCAATATGGGTGCATGAAGTGATCTGTTTGCCCTTTCGACTTTGGAGATATACTTTACCATCTTTAAGATACGCAATGCATCTATGTCCGTCTAGTTTGGGCTGAAGAGCCAATGGTGTACCAGGTGCTAGAGGGTGCTGATCCCATTTATGAGCAAGCATCGGTTCAAAGAAATTCGCACCAGATGATTCCAATGTCTCGCTGAATCCGGCGTCCTTTTTCTTGCGATAGATAGATTCAGCCTTTTTCAGAGCTTGTTCTTCTGCCGTAGTTGCGTTTGCCTTACCAACATTCTTTGCGAAACAAATAGTCCATTGCGAAGTAGTCAGCTTGCCTCCTACTTGCCCTTCAATCGTTCGATACTTGTCACCTTCTACTTCAATGCTCCACTGAAGAGGTGCGCCTTTGGTACTGTATTTGTAAAGTGTTTGCATTGGATTTAATATGTTGAAATTGAATTGCGAGGACTCCATTCGTTTAAATCTACTATTTCATACCAATCACATGGCATATCTCCAATAGTATAACCACACCTACCGTAGTTATTTTCTTCCATTGTTTCAACCATATTGAGAGCCTCTTCGTATGAATCATACGAATCAACCCAATTGCTTGTACCCGCACCAGGATAATAGTCGTGGCCTGCTATCAAAAGATATCTTTTCATTTTTAGTATTGGTTATTGAAATTGGTTGTCCCGACTGGAATCGAACCAGCTACCTATTCCTTATCAGGGAAGTGCTCTACCGATGAGCTACGAGACAATAAAGTGGCGGAGTGCACTGGACTCGAACCAGATGGCTTTTTAGCAAAACCACAATCTGTTTAGCAAACAGTTCCAACGCGCCTGTTTGGTTTACACTCCGTATTGAAATTGGTATCGCCGAGGGGAATCGAACCCCCATTTGAGGAATGAAAATCCTCCGTCCTAACCATTAGACGACGGCGACATAAGTGGTGGGTTGACTCGGATTCGAACCGAGATGATCTGTTCTTCAGACAGACGCATGAACCATCATTGCTATCAACCCGAAATTGGTTTGTCTTTCATGATTTCTATTAGACCTTCATCGATAAGCTTATTGAATATCTCTTTGAATTGTTTTTCAAATTCTATTTGATCTTTCTCGGCAATATAATCAAGGAACATGTTGTATACAGAAGCACATGCGCACGCAACGTAATAAGTATTAAAATTTAATCCCGAGTCAGGTGCTTGAAATCTAATTAACGGTCTATTCCCTTGTTTGCCATTTTTATCTGTAACTTTGACATTTGCAATGTAGCAGAATGGTTCTATTAGTTGTTCCATTTAATTGAACAATGGCGAGGTTTCTACTTTTTCAAATTTAGTGATGTACTCATCCAGTACACTAATATATTCTCGAGCACTTTGAATGTCCCGTTGCAATTCTTCAATTCTGGTTTTATCCTCTGTGCCACATGCCATCCATTCACTATTTTCAATGCGAAGAAGATATTCTGACTTGATGTGAATAAGTTCTTTACGAATGATGTAGTTGACTAAGTCGTCTGCACATTGGCGTTGAGTTTTCTTCATGTTATATATTCACATCGGGTGTTGTTATTAGCAACTGCTTTGTGTTTTGATCGCAGTTATAAATTGGCTCCTCAGGAAGGTTACGCTCCTTCATAATCCCGATTAACAGTCGGGTGCATTGCTAGTCTGCCACTGAGGAATATTAAAAATTAAATTAAATTATTACTTATATACTATAGCAATATATCAGAGCGTTGACTGTATAAATTGGTGCCTCCGATGGGACTCGAACCCATAACCTTCAGATTAAAAGTCTGTTATTCTACCATTGAATTACAGAGGCATGTGCAGGTTAAACTTCTATTGAAATTTGATTGTGTGTAGGCCAGAATCTTTTTTTGTTATCTACCTGAATGTCGCGATCTACTTTAATGTAAGATCTACCCCAGCCTCTCCATATATGCCCTTGATTCATTTTCCTAGCATGTACTTTGAATGGTTTTTTTGGTGTCATCTTTCTGCTGATGGCGTAATGATAACACCCGATTTGAATTCCAGGATGGCCGTTTAGTTGATCGGCGTTGTCTAAACAATATGCATATAAAGAGTAATATGCTTCACCAGCATTTACATCAATCCACTCATATGTGGGTTTGTTGCGATCTTTTTTAGTCATTTTTGTTTTCGTTGAAATTGGTACTCCTGGCCGGATTCGAACCGACAACCGCGCCCTAATCTGGGGCATACGAAAGGTATAAGCTTTCCGCTCTACCAATTGAGCTACAGGAGCACATATGTTGAAATTGGTTGCGGGAGATGGACTTGCACCACCGACCTCCTGGTTATGAGCCAGTTGAGCTACTACTGCTCTATCCCGCAATGTGTAGTTAATATTAACACGTGGTTGTGTTGTTATCAACTTGTTTATTTATAAATTGGTCTGGATGGTGGGATTCGAACCCACGACCTTTTGATCCCAAATCAAATGTTCTACCAAGCTGAACTACATCCAGATAAAATTATTTTTGCAATACTCATTAATTACTCTCATGTCTGGCCACGTGATCGTTTGCGACTTCCACGAAATTGGCCTGTACCATATGAATTCAATGTTGTTATTGACACAATCACTTAACGAGAAATTCAATATATTTCTTATTTCTTCTTTAGTTAGATTTGTTTTATTTGAGTAATTTTCTATTAAAAATTTTTCATAGTACCTAACATCATAGTTTGGCTGCAATGCGAAAAATTTAAGCATCTCATCAATTTTCCCACCTATAATAATATCTAAAAAATAAGTGGTAGATGTCTCTATGCCAGCGATAGCTGTTAGCTTTTCGCGATACGACTTCGCCAGTATCTCTAAATATCTATCATAATCTTGACATAGTATATCAAAACGAGTCCTTAATACATATTCATATCCGTTTTCTTTAAGATACTTCAACCCATTATGTACAGTAATAAACTGTGGTTTATATATTTCTTGTTGTTTTACACTATTGTAAATGATTTTAAAATTGTTGTTTTTTAATTTGTCGACATATTCAGGTGATTCATTTTCCCATATTGATGCTATTTTATTTGTCTGATTTTTGGTCTGTTCAATTAGAACATCAATGGTGTCACCGTGTACGTTTCCTGTGAATAAAATTGCAGTGTTTGGCATATAAATTAGTACCTCCGGAAGGACTTGCACCTTCACCGTGTTGCTTATGAAACAACCATTCTACTTTTGAATTACAGAGGCGTGTGGGGCTCAAAGTGGGAATCGAACCCACATCCCTTCCATACCAAGGAAATACACTCACCATTGTGCTATTCGAGCCAAAAGAAATTGGAAGTCCCTGATGGAATTGAACCATCATAGTCGGAATCAAAATCCGATGCATTACCATTATGCTAAAGGACCATATAAAATGGCGGGTAGCTGAGGACTTGCACCCCAACCTAGGTTCGCTAGATCAATCCGCTTTCGAGACGGTTGCAGTACGCTTGTCTGCTTAACTACCCATTGGTGCGGCTGACAGGATTCGAACCTGCGACAATATCCTTGGCAAGGATGCGCTCTACCAAATTGAGCTACAACCGCATAAGATGGAGGCCTATCCCAGAATTGAGCTGGGGACTATTCATTACGAGTAAATTGTTTTACCACTAAACTAATAGGCCGAAATTGGCACGTGCTGTCAGAATCGAACTGACCCAGTCGGATTTGGAGTCCAACTCGCCTGCCTTGGGACATTAGCACGTAAAAAGAAATGGAGGTCCTGTCCGGAGTCGAACCGGAATCAACGCATTACAAGTGCGTCGTTTTACCATTAAACTAAAAGACCGAAATGTGCTCCACTAAGAGTTAGCTATTTTCCAGTGAGCACTGTTATCATCTACAAACATGCACAAGCCCATGTTTGACCAGAGCCATATAAGGGATAGCTTGTGAGGATTTCCTCATAAAGTGTGGATAGTTGATGCTTAATTGGCGGGTAACTGAGGACTTGCACCCCAACCTAGGATCACTAGATCAATCCGCTTTCAAGGCGGTTACAGCGCGCTTGTCTGTTTAGCTACCCATAAATTGGCGGTGCTGACGGGATTCGAACCCGCATCATCTATCGTGACAGGATAGCAATTTGCCGATTAAAATACAACACCAGAAAGTGGCGGATGAATGAGGACTTGCACCCCAACCTAGGATCACTAGATCAATCTGTCTTCCAAACAGATGCAGCACGCTTGTCTGCTTAATCATCCAAATTGGTGGAGATGGTGGGAATCGAACCCACAACAGTCTGATTGCAAATCAGTCTCGCTAGCCTTAGTACATGCACCCCCATTTGAAATTGGTGGGTCCTCAAGGAGTTGAACCTTCTGCCGAACCGCCTGACATAACACGGCAATGGATTTACAGTCCACCGTCAGGAAAAGAACCCTAAAAAAAGATATGTTATTCAGTGTACTACACTAGGAAACATCAAGCATTTGCTTTACTGGACCCTTGATATCAAGACATTTGATATCTGTAAAAATACTTCATACACTATCAGCTTTTAACTGATGTCACTTTCTGTGATCGCTTGGGCGCTTCAGGTGCTCCCTTGTCGTGAACCTCGTTGTTTATTTTAACTTTTTTATTATAACTGCGGCGTGTTACACCTGCAAGTCTTTTTTAAAGTTTTTTTCAACTCGCGGATGATCGCTGAGCATCGAGGAGACGCCACTTGCAACCACCCGCAGCCATTCGATTGGCTGTTGGAGTTGTATAAAAGAAATTAATCTCTGGCGTCTGTGTATTCACGTTAAAATTATTTATATTCGAGATTTACTATTTCTACTCTTTATAGTAAAGTTTTTCAAAATTCTTTAAGGCTTCACTATTAGAATTAAAGGTAGTCATTGCCAAATTATACATCTGGGTGCAAGTTTCCCAAACGGCATCAATGGATCCGTCGCCAGTGTCTTGATAAAGGTTCATCATTTGTTTCAAAGAGGATTGGGTGTTGTCAATTGCGTCCTTGAGTGTCGTTTCAAGGCTAGCTACATTGGCGGCACAGGATTGGAGATCCACCTCCTCATTGATTGTTCCTAGATACTGGCGCTGTATTGTTTCGAATTTGGATTTGCTCATATACTTATTTATATAGTTACAAACAAAATACTATCCATATGCTTTAGAACCTAGCGACTTCATCGTTACTATCACTACAGAAATCTAAAAATCAAGGGGCTAGATGAGAATTGCCTAAAAATATCTCATCTAGCCCCCTTAAGGATGGTTCTTCGATTGCTTAATTATTCCTATTAGTAAAGATCTTGATCGTTGTCAAATTGATCCTTCAATTCAGATAGTAGAAATTTTTCTACTTCCGGAGTAATTTGTCCTGTGACATCTACCTCTTGTGGGTTATCACTATCATCGAAGTAATACACCCTGTCAATAGAACCATCTTGCCACTCAGGAACACTCAATGGTTCGCCACCACCACCTTCATCAGAATAAGAGGAGTATTCGACAGTACCCTCTACATAGAAAGGACCTCCAGACATTCCAGGAATTTCCTCTACTACAAATTCATATTGCTCAGACATGCCGTTGCTTTCGTTTAGAACTTTACGATATTGCTCAAAGATTAATTGATTTTCACGATATTTCATATACCTTTATTTAGTCCATTCAATGGACTAAATCCTTTGGCCAGTGGCATATAAATCTTTTGCCCTTAGATATGGCTGCTTTCATATCGTCAATCATGAGATCTGCTTCATCGTGTCTATTATTGTCACGAAGTGCCTTCGCAATTTTGTGCGCTCGCACTCGCCCAGTGAGTTTATATTTCTTAGCCCGCTGATGGTCATCAGTAACCTGATACCCATAAATTCGAAATATATCAGCAGCAGTGTAAGGTTCTTGTTCTAATCGCCAAATGGCATGATACTTCTTTTTATTGTCGTCCATCATATAATTCATACAATAGACACTTCGACCATCAGGACCTGTCATATTTATACGATAACGACCAATGCCTTTTCGGTTATTGCCAGTTGTATGAAAGATGGTTCTTTGCGTAATTTCAATTGGTTCATCAGTGACCGCATCAAATACAAATGCACCCTCTGGTGCAGACACCTGCATCCCCTTTAAAATTTGCTGAGAGCAATTTTCAAGTTTGATAAAAGCCATATTAGATACTGCAAATATATACTTGCTTACCACTGGATCCGAATGTCTTGGTGATCATTTCGAGAACATAATCCCAGTCTCCACCACCAAGCCCACAACCAATCCGATATGGGATGTAGATATCACGATGGGCGGACTTTTCGATCAGCTGGAATCCCTTAGCAAGGGCGATGTAATCAGTTTGTCTCGACCCCAGACCAATATTATATTGACCAAATAGATTGCAAATATGAAGTTTAGGCGCAACTTGCACCCACAAGACATCACCAAGAAGACTCTTTGATCTTCCTTCTCGTTTGACTTTTTCTTTATAGACACGAACATTGGTAGGCCATAGGCGACCAATTGCACCAGCCAACCCTCCCACGGCACCAATGCAGTTGACGGAATGAACAATTGTTCCCTCTTTAACAGTCAAGATGTTTTTATTGATTTGTGAGACCATGATTTAATATATTACGTGCGGGTGTTGGAAGCCGCAACTGATTATATCAAACACCAAATCACAAAATGTAGTTGTCACCAGCAACACCCGATAGTATTTTATTGCATGCCGAAAAAAGCAAAACCATTCGTGTTGGACATTGACAAAGTCAAAGCCGATCACCAAAAAGGTAAATTCCCATACAAGATTCCATGTTCTTCATGCAACAAACTCTGCGGGAACACCTCAATGGAAATTTTTAATACTAGGATCAAATCGTACGGGAGCATCGATAAACTGTACGCCAACTATGTTTGTACAGACTGTCGAAAAAATAAGCAAATCGCCCCAATTAAAGAAAATTCAACACCAGCGATCGTATCACAAGCAAACAACAACAACCCAATTCCTATAGAGAGCCTGGGGAGGATGCCTGATGGATCAATCAATTACTGGTTTCGACATCCATTGTACCGACTGCCAGCGGTTCAACGAAAAATGGTTGAAACGTACGATGGGTATGTTACCTTTGTGAAAACCGGCGTCGAAGACGATAATTAATATATTAAGCAATGAAAAAGCTATCTCAAAAGGAAAGAATGGAGATTACTCTCAGAATGTATGGGGACAAACACAAAGAATTTCGCAAATCAGATCCAACACCGAAAGAAGTAAGAGCGGCAAACATTAAAGTAGTTGTCGCACAACCCGAGTGGCAAAAAATTAGACATAGCTTTATCGGCACATGGAATAATACGCCAGAAGAAAATATTAGGACGATGCGACGGTATGTAGGTAATATGAAAGATCCCATCAAGGTTCGCCAAGTTCTTAATTATGTTACGTCGTCAGGATTTCGCATTGGCATTATTGATCATCCTGACATTACTAAATTCAGAGAAGAGGTAAGGGATGCTTGGAAAGAACTAAACAACAACGAATAATGAGATGAATATAACACACTGGCACAACTTAATCCCACCGCCGATACTCCCACCATTTATAATTTTGCTTATCTTGGTGGTCTACAGCTGGTACTTTTACATGATCAATCTGCGATAATATGAACAAAATATCAAACGAATTGGCAACCATCAATGAGACCAATGAACATATCAATCAAGTCCGAAATGTTCTTTATGGTTTGATAAATCAATTAAGTGGCAGAGCATTAGATCACGACAAATCAAAACTATGTTCACCAGAGTTAGAGGCATTTGCTGCAACACAAGGCGAGTTGAAAGAAGTCGAATATGGCACCCCAGAATACGACCAACTGAAAGGCAAAGTAAAACTGGCGATTGATCACCATTACAAGAACAATAGGCATCACCCAGAACACTTCGCTGGTGGTGTAAATGATATGAATTTGGTGGATATTATTGAAATGTTCGCTGACTGGGTTGCAGCAACTAAGCGCACAAAAAATGGGAACATTTTAACAAGCATTGAGAAAAATACCATTCGCTTTAAAATGGATGAACAGCTTACGCAAATCTTTTTGAATTCGGCTAAAGATTTTTCAGAGTAACCACTTGATTACATACACACCGCCCGCGATATTCAATTATGATTGAATTCGCAATTAAAGTCACGACGCCAGGAGGTGCTGTAATCGTTTCTCGGCTTGAGAAAATTGAACCAGAAAAATATGCCCAATTTAGATTCGATCTTCGCAAGGCGATTGGTGAAGGCAATTTTTCAGTAATCGATGAAGATGGTGACATGGTGATTCTCCCAGAAAAAATCATGAAGGAAAGCATCGTGCAAATCGTCCAAACAAACGAAGTTAAATATTCATGAAGTACAAAATTCATTGTGCAGCTACTGGCGACGAGGTTTCAGCAAGGCCTGATGTATGGGAAAAAAGATTTGAGAAAATGGGAACCACAGCCGAAGGTGCCAAATATAACTATATCTCCAAAAAAGGCTTAAAAGAGATTAAGGAGGTTATGGTTTCAAATGATCTTAGCGCCGACAAAGCATTGGCGTATGTTCAAAATTTCCATGCTCTTTTGGAAGATCCAATCAGCACCCCCATCTGGCCTTATTACTTGAGTCTCCTTGAAGGGAAGACTCTAGTTGAAGATTTTGAGATTGAAAACAAACCAAGCAGCACCGGACACATCAAAGAACAAATTGAAACAATTGAAGTATGAATATTGAAACACTCAAAAGCAAAATCCAAAAATGGAATAATGGACTTGAGACACTTGCAGAGTATCGCAAAGGATTACAACTACCGTCTAATGCTTTCAGCAAAGATGAAATTATTGGATATCAAGCAGATTATCTATCAGCATTGCGAAATGACATTCTTGGTATTGCATATAGTTTTGATAGGGTGAATGAACTACCTTCTGATCTCGGTGAGGCAGTTAAAGAAATCAAAAATACAGCAATTGCTAGTTGATATACACAGCACCACACTTTACATTAAAACACATATGAAAACACGAAAGAACCTAAATCGCCAATGGTACAATAGCAACGACGTCCGCCCCAAGACGTTCCACCTCGAGGTCGAACGAACCCCGAATGGTGGTTATCGAATTTTGGGTGCAGAGATTGTCAATGTCATTAACCAGCACGAACAAATCTGTCAGCGGATCGACGTTAGAGACCTTGCATCTGACGTCAAGCGCAAGGGTGGAATTTACGCACTCTAACACATACGGAAGTAAGCAAAAAGCCGGAGGGAGACCTCCGGCTTTTTTTGTTGTTAAACATCAAGCACAAGCTAGTTGATTGCAGCACAACCCACATCCATATTAAAGAGTAATCAAACACCAAACACAAACAAACAATATATGAAGCTTAGTTATCAAAAGTCCAGCATGGTTCGTGTTTCTGAAATCAAAATTCCTGATGTGTTCTTCCGTCGGATGCACACAGGCATTGAAGTGGTTGATAAACTTTTTGGTGGTGAGGGAATCCTTCCGGGCATGGTATTCACTCTATCCGCCGCCGCAGGAGTTGGTAAGACTACGCTGATGCTTCAAATCTGCGAGGCTCTCGCCGATCAAGGATATGAAGCGGGATACGTGACTGGTGAAGAAACTACCACGATGCTCGCGTACAGCTGCCGCCGGTTGGGTTTGAAATCCGTTCAAGTATGTCACGAGACGGATGTGGAAGAAATCTGCAAGATGATGAAGCAAATGGACTTTCTGATCGTCGACAGCTTTGCTACACTTCAATTCGATGATAAGCGCATGGGAGATGCGGACGCAATTAACAAAATCGTCTCCGCAGCCAAAGAGAGCGAATGTGCGGTTGGTATCATCCTCCATCAAACCAAAAACGGAAACTTCAAAGGAAGCACTGTGATTACTCATGCGGTTGATTGTAATATCGCAATCAGCATCAATGATGAATCTGATGATCATCGAGACATCCAAACCTCGAAAAACCGTTATGGTACCCCGTATAGTGGTGTGTTGAGAATCAGTCCAAGCGGATACGATTTGTCTGCGCTCGCTGATATGTCTGCATTCACTACCGCGTCCGCGAAATCGAAAAAATCACGCAAGGAAGACCAGATCCTTTCTATGAAGGAACCGCCGAACATTACGATCGATCGCGTGGTTCAAGAACTGAATGTCAGCGAAGCATATGCTCGGCAGATGCTTTACAAGCTCAATAAGGAAAACAAACTCGTGAAGATCGGTTCGGGTTCGGATGCTGTTTGGAAATTCCCAATCAACAAATAATGAGTGATTAAAATGTCACCACACTGTATAATATTGTATGATCTCAAAGAGACCAATTTTAAAGCTCAATGCTAACTATCAACCACTAGAACCGGCTAGTTGGTCTGATATCATGGTTGGTATTTTCTCCAAATCTTTTGTCCCACTGGATATTAGCTACACCCAGAATGAGGATGGGTCGTACGATACTACGCAAATAGAATCGTTCATCGCAATCAAGGACTGGAAGCAATGGATCAAGCTACCTATTCGTCCTTGTGATGATTATGTACAAACATCCAAAGGACCAGTGCGGTTGCCCTCCATTGTGATCTGTAGCAGATTCGACCGAATGGTCATTAAGAAGGGCAAATTTCCTACTAAGCAAAACATTTTTCGGAGAGATAACTATACTTGTGCATACACCGGAAAGAAACTACAAAAGAGTGAACTCAGTGTTGATCATATCATTCCTTCTAGCAGAGGTGGTACCAACACTTGGGATAATTTGGTCTGCTGTGATCGCGAAGTGAATAACGCTAAAGCAGATAGGACTCCGTCTGAATGTGGGTTGAAGTTGCTATGGAAACCCACCAAACCAAAAGATGGTGTAGTATTTGATATTTTGCGTGATGATTGGCAGATGTTCGTAAAATAAATAATGTCACAATGACACAAGATCCTCGCCTCCAACAAATTCGCAAGATCAGAAAACATATCGACAGTGACTCATTCCTGAAGTATGGTTTCTGGTATACAATACCAGACGATTACAAAATCTATAGTCAAAAAGAACAACTCTTATTCAACACATATCTGAAGTGTCGATTCTATATTCAGTATCTGTTTCGGAATATATGCAATCCATCTGCTTGGTGATGTATGATAAAAACTGTTGATTCACACATAACCCTATTTTATATTAATTCATGGAAGTCAGACTTGTAACAAAAACAACAGGCGTCGCCGAATTCACAGACAAGAGCATCGATGAGATCCTTGTCGGGATTGCTAGAATCTCCTCTTCAAGAGAAGTCAATGAACTGTTTACGGAGCCGCACAAGCTCCTAAGGCATTGTCTCCGAGAAGGTCATTGGTCGGTATTCGCAATGGCAAACTTGGGTATCGAAATCATCACCAGCAGAGCAATCGGTCGGGAACTACTTCGTCATTGGAGTCTTCAACCACAAGAGCTCAGCCAGCGATATAAGGCAGTCTCTGAATTCGAACCAATCGAGATTAGAGCGCAATGCACTAACAATAGGCAATCATCGACGGATCTCATCAATCCAGTATTGTTTAAGAGTGCAGATGATATGTATACAGATGAGAGTAGACATGCGTCAGAAGCGATTGAAGATCATCTCAACCAAACACGAGAGCTATACCAGGAACTCATTAAGAATGGAGTAGCGAAGGAATGTGCACGAATGGTGATGCCAGAGGCAACACAGACAAAGATTGTCTTCAATGGCAAAGTGCGAGATTGGATTACGACACTCAACAAACGCCTATACAAGACTACACAAAAAGAATGCCGTGAAGTAGCAGAAGCCATCCGGGATCTTTTCATTGCAGAGTGCCCTGTCATCTCAAAGATGCTTTGGAATTTCGAGGATGCCCATGATATCGAAATCCTTGAACGCCTCATCCTCGACAGATACGGTGTATATGATATGGTAAAGAAAAACAACTTCAAACGACTTAATCTGGCTGCTTGATATGACAAAAGATAAAATTATTATTGCTGGAGACATTCACGGAGATGTTGGTCTTTTTGCTATTAAGCTTAAGCGAAATCAAATCGAGAATGCTCATATCATCCATGTGGGGGATTTTGGTATTGGTTTCTTTGAGGATCATGAGTACCCAAAATTACTCAAACCACTTCACAAGTTCCTTGCTGAATCGAATAGTCACTTGTATGTCATTCGTGGAAACCATGATGACCCAGGATACTTTAATACTAGGAAGACAATAGGAGGGTATGACAATATCGAATTGCTCCCCGACTATACTGTTCTTGAATTGCTTGGTAAGAAAATTCTTCTTGTAGGCGGTGCAGTATCGATTGATCGGATTGATAGATATAATACTAGCATTCCTACTTGGTGGAAAAATGAAACGTTCTATCTTAATGAGAATTTTGCATACGAAACATACGATGCTGTAGTAACTCATACCCGCCCCCCGATCTCGGGTCTTTTTGGTATTAATAACTTTGTCAAATCGATGATGGTGGCTGATAAAGATCTGGAACAGGATCTCAAGATTGAAAATGAAGATATGGATAAGCTGTATCAACTAACTAAACCAAAGCATTGGTTCTTTGGTCACTTCCATGAATCAGCAACCGCATTCGTTGAGAATACCAAATTCCGCTGCGTTGATTGCCATGAAGCGTATATGTACCACTACACTGAATAATTATGATTGAACTAACACTGAACGTGCTCTTGCAACTATGTCCTCTGGATATTAGTATCTTCGGTCCCATCATGGATAAGATGTTGGACACGATTTATATATGCTAAACACACTTCACAAATGGAATGCAGATACTTTGGATCGGTTAGAAGCGATTATTCAACAAATTCGCATTGACCACACAGATCCAAAATCTGCATCCATTTGTGATCTTATTTTGTCAAATATCAAAATAGCAAAGGTGAATGATGTCGAATACTATGGAGATGATATTGAATATATTCACATGACAAACGATCAATTAAAGAACCTCACAAATTTGCTTATTCCTAAATGAAATCAACATTCACACTTCTTCTGTGCTCGCTTCTAATAGGTTGCAGCACAGTAAGCCCAAAACCAGAGTATCGTACACCCTCACCATCAGCGAAGGTGTACAAACCAACATCGTGGCATATTAATGATTCGAGGGATTTGAAAGAAGCAGAAAAAACATTAGACACAAAAGCAATTAACAAAGACGGTGTATACATTCTAGACTTGAAAGGAGGTATCTTAGATGGGACTAAGCAACGAGGAGATGGAGGACAAAGTGAAACACAGGAACCGCTATTTGTAGCAAATATCCCTCTTGTTGTTAAAAACGGATTCGTCCGAAACAATAAGAATGCGGCGATGTTTGCTAAACCAAATTCAGGTATTGAGTATGTGACATTTCTTAATGTAGGCGAAGATGCGGTCTCTACAAGCATCAAAGCAAAGAACTTCAAAGTATCTTATTGTGAATTCATGAACAGCAACAAAGGAGATAAGTCAATTCAACTCAACCAGGCAGATGGTGCAGTGATTAACAACAACATAATCTATGGTGGTATCACTGGAGTTCGAGTTCATGAATCGTCTTGGGCGAACAGCGATAGCTTAGCTACATGCAGTAAGAACACGTTTATTGGCACGGATACTGCATGGAATGTTTCCAAAGGAATTCTAGAAGTAAAGGATAGTAACACATACAATAATGTTCGGATTCCATTCAAAACAAGCAAGGGGGCTACCATCAAAAATGCAGATGGCAAAGTTGTTGAGGACTGAGCAAACACCTGTTGATTTGAAAACAACCACAATTTATAGTAAGTAAACATATGAGCAAGCTAATTCTGATGCTAATCACTGCACTGACATTGTCAAGTTGTAACACTATTAAACCAACAGTCGAGGGACTCGCCGACGAAGCAAAGGTCAACGGATCGATCGATGCGAAGATAGGACAGACAGATAATGGATACGGTGCATCAGTTGGTGCATCTACAAAGATTTATCGGGTCAAGCCATACTTTAATATCGGCATTGGGTTCTCATGGATTCCAAAAGCAATCACCCCTCTGCCAGAAGATCCGCTTCCACTTCCCACCAAGTGAATTAAATGTTATAAAGACATTTGATGACAGGTGCAAATAAATAAATGTTAGAACGCCTAATTGACGCCCTAATAAGTTGCTGGTATTATCTAAAGCCAGCGGTAGTTATACCTGCGTACAGCGAAGCAGTTGTATTTCGTTTAGGGAAATATCACAGAACACTCAAACCCGGAATACACTTTAAGTTCCCCGTAATTGATGAAATACATGAGTACTACACTGTCATCACTACAATTAGTTTGCCACCCCAATCCCTTTTCATTCAAAAAAGTAAAACAAATTTAGTTGTCAAGGGTGTTATAAAATATAAAATTGTCGATGGCAAAACATTCTTCTTAACAGCGAACGCCGCGAAGGATGCACTCGCTGATGTGACACAAGGTATTATTAAAAGAGTTCTTACAGAATCGAATCTAGACGAATGTTTCAGTAATACTATTGATCGGCAGCTTACAAAACATGCAGCGTCAGAAGCAAAGAAATGGGGTGTTGAGGTTCAAGCAGTTACGTTAACTGACATAGCACCTATCCGCAGCTACAGACTGTTTAATGAAACGTCTCCAGATTTCAAATATGATTAAAAATTATGAAGAGTATATTATTATCATTAGTGTTGGCGATATCTTCGCTGTCATGCAACGGAGCTGATATCCACATTAAGACGACTGCGTATACTCATACAGAAAAGGATCATATTAGGTACAAAAGTAAAACAGCATTAGGAACTCCTCTTGGCGTTACATCTGCTGCATCTGACTGGTCTGTCTTTCCAGCAGGAACTATTTTATTGATTGACAATAAAAGATATGTCATCACCGACTATGGGTCTGCATTGGTAAAGCCTGTTGGCGCAACGCCAGTGGTTGATATCTATCAGCCTTCAAAAAGTGCTATGCGCCGATGGGGTGTAAAGTTCTTTAATATCAAAGTGCTTAAATGGGGTAGCCTAAAAGCATCCGCAGATATCCTGAAATCACGCCTTAGATATAGACATTGTAGAATAATGTACGAACGCATATTATCCAAGATTCGACGGAAGTAAGTAGTTTCTATAATGAAACTTTTCCTTGCTTCGATTTTATTTTTCCTAACCAGTTGTAGTGCTATCCATAAAATGGAATACAACAAATTGTCTGAAACAAACAAACAGGTTTACGATTGTTTGAATGACAATTTTCACCATAATGAAAAAATACAAATAATTAAATACTTCAATGAATCCCCTTAATGATTTCGGAAATGCAACGATATATGTCTATCATGAAGATGGGCACTATGCCGAACGAAGTTTCTCCAGAAGAAGCTACGACACATTAACAGCACGATATGATAGGTTCCAAGGCTGGGTGTCTCCATATAGAGATATTGTATATTGGAATCGAGTCTATCGCATAGGCAATAACAGACCAACAGTGGTGCCCGACCATATCGTCGTATGGAAACAAGGGGATGCAACTGAGTATAAATACAACAAAGTTGTCATGTCGTTTGTCAATAAAATTTTGTCATGGATCCCACGAAAATGGGCAGTTCGACATAAAAGATGGCGCTGGCTTAAATGCTAAAATAGTTGATACACATCACACCTCGAGCTATATTAACTACATGAAGCTCGCCTCTATTGAAACCATCGCTGCTGTCAAACATCATCCCAATGCAGATTCGTTGGATCTCGTTGGAGTTCTAGGATATGAATGCATCACTCTTAAAGACAAATATAAGGTAGGTGATCGTGTAGTCTTTATCCAGCCCGATACTGTTCTTCCAGATAAGCCCTGGGCTGAAATCTTTAAGAAAAAGTCGTCGCGAGTCAAAGCTATCAAGCTTCGAGGCGAATGGTCGTTTGGTATTATCATGGGACTTACCGAAGTAGACTCGTTATTCGATCTTCAAAATGTCGAAGTTGGTACTGAGATTAGTTCCCATATTGGGGTATATAAGTACGACCCACCTGCTCCAACCTCTCTGGATGCTAAAGGGAATCTGCCGTATAGTCTGGTGAAGACTGACGAAGAACGATTCCAGAACCTTATCGGGTTTCTCCCGTATGGTGAAAAGGTTGATGTCACCCTGAAGATTGATGGGCAAAGTGCTACTTACTACGCACGCAAAGATCCGTCGACCGGAGAATGGTCTACTGGTGTTACTAGTCGCAATCTAGAAATCAAACCAGAAACTAATAACAACTATACCAAGATCGTGAAGAAATACAATATTCTCGAGAAGCTTCTTGAGTATTGCAAACGGAACGACGTATCACTTGCTCTTCGAGGTGAAATCTATGGAGGCAATATCCAAAATTTCAGCAAGAACCCACACAGCAAAGGTCCCTTGGACTTTGCCGTATTCAGTGTCTTCAATCTTAATACCCTGAAGTATGAAAAGGAAGGCGACGCTGATTACTCCCCGAACGTGGCGGCTGTATTACAAATTCCTCATGTGCCGTTTGTAAACGACAATTACACTGTTGACTTTGAACACTCTGTGAGGCCGTTGCTATCCGAAGATATGATTAACTTCTACCAAAAAGGAATCAATCAAATCGATGGCAAACCCTTTGAAGGTGTAGTAGTTCGACACAGCAAAGGTTCGTTCAAGATCATCAATCTCGATTACGACTCAAACAAATAAGCATAAATGTTTGCTGATAAGCAAACCCGATTGTATTGTATTAAACAGAAAAGCAATGCCAACCACAATACCAACAAAGCCGCCGGCACCAACTAAACCAGCGAAACCGTTCAATCCAATCCGTAAACCAAGCCCAGGGCAACACCCGAAACCAAAAGCGTAATGAATACTAAAAATACATTTGAGTCGATGACCACTAACGTCAAGTATAGTTATGCAAACAGCGAGCGGCTGGCTCTTGTTTCCGAACACGAGTCCAAGCGCTACGGGATTGATCCTATGCTGATGGCGTCGAAGCATTACACCGATCTCGTCAATAAAGTTCTACACTACTCGAAGGCTCCAAGCATCAATCTCATGGAAATGCTTTTCCAGATGAAGAATGGAGTCAAGATCGCTTACGATCGAGAGAAGGAACATCGTGATGAGCTTTCTCGACTTGCATTGAATACGATTCTAAACATGGAAGAGTTCAAGTTCATTCGGGATATGATTCAGGATGGAGATCTCAAGATCGATGCGAAGCTTGTAGATATGGATGCACTCGATATCAATGCTGACATGGATGAACTTCCGGAGAAAGAAGAAGATCCGGAGATTCGGTTTAGTCTGGCGGAAGTGATGTTTGATGATGATGAGCGGAAAGCTCGGAAAGTCCTCGCAAACAGCATTGCTCAAGGCTCAGCACTCAATACACAATATGCGTTTCACTTGGTTGAAGATGAACTAGAACGGCTTGGTTGTGCTTCACCGAATGTATATGGGTTTGTCATGTCATACGCAACACTGCTGTATTACACCATGCCAGATGGAATGCCTCCTATGGGAGCCGAACAAGGCGGTCAAGTCGATGTGGCAGAAGATGAAGAAGGGACGTATGTGATCAAAGCCCGTGGTGTGATCTTCCCAGTACTCCTTCAAGAAATTGTCAAAGGTATTTATCAATATGTTTCTTTGACGGATGGATTGCGTGATGCAGAAGAAGGAGATGTAGCTTCGGAAATCAACGATATCATCGTGGGGCCTGAAATTGCTAACCTGTTCCGCAAATATATCAAGGAAGACGAATTGAAATACGTGGTCCCAGCGTTTCAGCAGATGCTCATTACACTGGATTCGGATGAGATCAAGGAAATCTTTACAGCTGAATGCGATAAGAATCCCCTCCGTGCTATCATCGATAGCATGAAGGAAGAGGAAGAAGATTGTGGTCGCCAATTTGATAGTTGAGCAACAACACACCACGTAGTATATTTGTTATATGAAATGCAACTGCGGCAATCCAATCGAACAAGAGCGTCTTGAATTCAAATTGAGCACCTGCGTCCGATGTGCTCGAAGTCAACCTCAAGAGCGACCTCGCGGCATTATGTTGTACGGTCACAAGACCGCCGGAGAAATCCAGATTGTCTCTCAAGAGGCATTTCAGGATTATCGAAAGTATAATCCTTGTGGTCGGTATACTGGTCGTGGATCGGGGCTTCACCGTGTTTCTAGATCCACAGCCAGTATTTAATAATATGAATAATATGAATGATGCAAAGGTGTTTACAACTGAGGAATTGATAGGCAAAGAACTTACGACAAAACTCAAGAAGGACATTGATAAATACGAGATTCGAGGTGAGAAGGCAGACCAGATCATGCAGTGGGCATTACTGACTTTGATAAACGCAAACATGCTCGAGATGATCCGCTCTGGTGAAGTAGATGTCGTTAATATAGAACCAGTCGAAATCCAAACATACGAAGCGGTAATAGCCAATCCAATATGAAATACGATCCTGTTGATTATGCTAGAGACGGTGTCGATAACGCATTTCGTTATCTCGGTCAAAAGGTAAATGGCGAATTTGCTTACACCATTTTCGATCCAGTGCCGACAATTGGTCGAGATGAAATGTCTCGCAAATTTATTAACCATCTTGCTGAAACAGGAACACTCTATTGTGATCCACAAACCCTAAAAGAAAGTAAGTATCGTCGCCATCCATTC